TTTGAGGAAGAAGCACCTGAAGAAAAGCCGAAAGCACCCGCTAAGACTAAAGCAGGTACGGTAGTGGCTCCGGCAACTAGGTCGACAGCACCTAAAAAGGTAAGGCTAAGTCAATCGCAAGTTGCGCTTGCAAAGAAACTTGGAATTACACCGGAACAATACGTCCGCGAAATGTTAAAGATGGAGGCATAAGATGGCTGAAAATAGAATTAAACGCGATACAGATACCCGAGATTTTGCTGAACGTCCTAAACAGTGGATGCCAGCTGAACTTCTTCCCGAGCCCGACAAGCAGCCGGGGTATGCGTATCGTTGGGTTGCAACTTCAATCCTAGATGTCCCTAACCCACGTAACCTATCAGGTAAACTGCGTGAAGGTTGGGAACCTGTAAGACTCGAAGAGCAACCGCATTTTACACTGTTACTCGATCCCAATAGTCGTTTTAAAGACAATATTGAGATCGGCGGGTTGTTACTCTGCAAGACCCCAGTCGAATTTGTCGAACAGCGAAATGCCTATGTGCAACAGCAAACCGACAACCAGATCAAGGCAGTGGATAATAACCTTATGCGCCAGAGTGATTCTCGGATGCCTATCTTTAAAGAGGGCCGCTCCGAAGTTACCTTTGGTAAAGGTAAATAATTTTTTAGGAGTTTTCCATGGCTTATCCTACTGTCTCAGCCCCATACGGGCTAGCACCAGTAAACGAAATTGGGGGCCTTCCATATGCGGGTTCTACTCGTATGCTCCCTATTCCTACTGGTTATGGCACGAGCTTGTTTTATGGTGATACTATCCAACTAGTTGGTGGTGTAATCAATGCAGGTTCATATGCTTGTACTACTAACCCTACTACGCCTATCGGCGGCACCATTGGTGTTTTCGTAGGTTGCGAGTACACCAACCCCGGTACGAATCAGAGAATCCGCGCTCAGTATTGGCCTTCTGGTACTGTTGCTCAGGACGCTGTTGCATACGTTATTGATGACCCACGTGTAGTTTTCAAAGTCGCTGTAGGAACGCAGAGCACGTCTCTTGCTAACTCTGGCACGACTATCGGCTACATGAGTGAGTCTTTTGTTGGTACTAACGTATACCCTATCACAGGTAATTCGGGTTCTACCACTTCAGGTGACTCTGCACTTCTCGTTACGGGCGGTGTAATCTCTTCCGGTACTTCTGGTAATACACGTCTTGGTACTGCAGCTGCTCCTTTCCGTGTGATTCGTTTGGTTCCTGATACAGCGGTTGTTGTTACAGCTACAGCTTCTACATCTGGTTCTAACACGGCTGTTACACTGACTGCAGCTAACTCAGCTATCAGCCCCGGCATGCAGCTTGTTGTTGCTCCTAACACCTCCGGTGTTGTTGGCGCATTAGCAGGTAACTTCATCACCGTTACTAACGTAAACGGAACGGCAGTTACTGTTAACTCAGCTATTACGCTGCCATCTGGTACTGCGGTATCTTTCATCGGTTATCCAGAAGTATTGGTTACTTGGAATCAGACATTCCACAGCTACACCAACTCTGCTGGCATTTAAGGAGCATATAAATGGCTATTTCACGCGCACAATTATTGAAAGAGCTGCTCCCGGGTCTGAACGCTTTGTTCGGTCTGGAATATGCTCGTTACGGCGAAGAACACAAAGAGATCTACGAAACAGAGACTTCTGAGCGTTCTTTCGAAGAAGAAACCAAGCTATCTGGCTTCTCAGCTGCACCTGTTAAAAACGAAGGCCAAGCCATCGCGTATGACAATGCACAGGAAGCATGGACTGCACGTTACAACCACGAGACGATTGCTCTCGGCTTCTCCCTCACAGAAGAAGCGATCGAAGATAACCTGTATGACTCACTGTCTGCGCGTTATACGAAAGGTCTGGCCCGTGCTATGGCTTATACCAAGCAGGTTAAAGCTGCTGCTGTCCTCAATAACGGCTTCAACAGCCTTTATACAGGCGGTGATGGTGTAGCACTTTTCAGTGCGTCACACCCTCTGGTTAACGGTGGAACGAACAGCAACACACCATCTACCGCTGCCGATCTTAACGAAACTTCTCTTGAAGCCGCTGTTATCCAGATCGCTGCATGGACTGATGAACGTGGCCTGCTGATCGCTGCTCGTCCTAAGAAGCTCGTTGTTCCTCCAGCGCTCCAGTTCGTTGCAACTCGCTTGCTCGACACTGAACTTCGCGTTGGTACTAACAACAACGACATTAATGCTATCAAGAACAACGGTTCTATCCCAGAAGGATACACAATCAACCACTTCTTGACTGACACTAATAGTTGGTTCTTGACGACAGACGTACCTAACGGTCTGAAGCATTTCGAACGTATCGCCCTGCAGAACAGCATGGACGGAGACTTTGATACTGGCAACGTCCGTTATAAGAGCCGTGAGCGTTACAGCTTCGGTTGGTCTGACCCACTAGGAGTATTCGGTTCACCCGGTGCTTACTAAGCGGTAAGGATTGGGAGTTTTCCCGGTCGAGACGAGGGGCCTTCGGGCCCCTTTTCTTTTATTTAAAAAACATATTGCACAGTTAGTTAAAACATGTAATATGGGGTCATCTGGGTATTTTTCTCATACCACCACTGTCCCAGCAGACGATGCAACGATTGGTATGGGGCTTTTGCATAAGGAGTTTTATTATGGGTCGTAGTACATTTTCTGGTCCGATTCTTTCGGGCAGCAACCGTTTTGGTCAACAACGTGATGTTGGATTCACAGTCCTTAGCCAAGCAATTACACTAGATTTCTCGGTTTCAACCGCTGGCGCTACCAACTATGGTGGAGCATCTGGGCAGTTTGTTTCCTCTATCAGCAACACAGCTTTCTCAGCTAACGAGAACGCAACGATTTTCGTACCGCAGTCTGGTATCACATCGGCTAATCCCACAGTTTCTGCCCCTACAGCTGATGCTTCAGGCACTAACTATCGTGGTGCGGTATTTTACCTCCCTATTAACTCTTCTATTCAAGAAGTACTGATCGACAATATCCTGCAGCCAACTGACGGAACTCACGCAGTTACAGGTATTCAGCCCTACGTTTCTAACAACTTCGCTACTTCTACAGGCGTTTACGCTACGGTTGGTGCGATTACTGGATCTACAGTAGGTCGTACAGCAGCTACATTTGCTACATCTGCTCAGAATATCGCAGCGTTGTCTACAACCGCAGACGTGCAGAATATCGCATGGCCTAATATCGTAGAACCCGCGTTCTTCTCTCAGGTTGTAGTTACTCTAGCCCTGACGGTAGCTTCACTGACTACAGTTAATGCTGGTAAGTTGAACGTTACTATCCGTTACACGCAGCCTGATGCGACTGTAGGGACGGTAGGTGTTTACCCATACGGTAACTTAGATTAATTAATCCCTAGGGGGGCTTCGGCCCCCTTCTTGGAACAAACAGGAGATTAGTTATGACAATTATAGTTCCGCAGAATACTGGGAGACCTATGTCTATCACGCGGACAGGAAGGCACGAGCCTTTCGAACTGCAGGTAGGTAGGGGACAGATTGGTTTTCATACCCCAGTAGAGCTTTTTGGGTACAGCACAGCGATAGGTAGCACAGCACAAGGCCCCCTTTGGGAGGGGTTGTCGTTATCTGGGGGTAATTACATTTACCCTTCATCTGCTGCTCAGTTGACCCTTGTTAGTAGTTCGACTTCAGACACGGCAGCGCTTCTGATTCAAGTGCAAGGATTGGATGCTAACTACAATTTGCAATACGAAACTATTGCAATGAATGGTACTACTAATGTCACCACGACAGGTTCCTATCTACGCATCAACGGGCTGTATTGCCTCAATGGCACTAACGTAGGGACTATTACAGCCAAAATCAGTACTACGCTGTATGCACAGATGAACCCCGGCATAGGGCAGACTCAGATGTCTCTCTATACGGTACCCAACGGGTATACATTCTACTTGACCTACATACAAGCTAACGCCAGTATCGGATTTACATCCAACGCGTACATGACATTCGCTGAGTACAACAAGTTTAATCTTTCGACCACGGACACTATAAATGGATATCCGGTGACTATAGGAAGTAACACCACAGTTTTGTCACAGTCTCCGTTTGTACAGATCTTTAATATCCCCTACACCGTGCCTGTAGCGCATCCGGCTGGCACTGATATTCAGTACCAAATGAAAGCAAGTACAGGTAGTCCATACATAGGTAGTATCTTTGCGGGTGGGTATTTAATTGCTAACTCTGTGAGTTAATTATGGCTAAGTCTCCAGCATGGCAACGCGCTGAAGGTAAGAACCCCAAGGGTGGCCTAAACGAAAAAGGTAGGGCTTCAGCTAAGAAGCAAGGCATGAATCTGAAACCTCCAGCACCTCATCCTAAAACGGATTCAGACGCTGGTAGGAAAAAATCGTTTTGTGCCAGAATGTCAGGTATGAAGAAAAAACTAACTAGCTCTAAGACTGCTAATGATCCAAATAGCAGAATAAACAAGAGCCTACGGGCATGGAACTGCAAATGACAGACCCATTTGAACATGTAAACGAAGCGGTAAAGCATGGAATAGATGCGCTATCGGTCGTCACGGTAATAGGGACATTAGCCAATATGTTGCCATCTATAGCTGCTTTATTTTCTATAATTTGGTCTATCATACGCATATACGAAACTAAAACCGTTCGAGGATGGTTGAAGTTGGATGAAGACGATGCCGAGTAAGTCAGCTAAGCAAGCAAGGACCATGCGGGCAGCAGCCCATAACCCTGCGTTTGCAAAGAAAGTTGGAATTCCTGTTAGTGTAGCGAAAGACTTTTCTGAGGCTGACAAAGGTAAGAAGTTTTTGGGTGGGGGTCGAGTAGACCGTCAGAAAATCAACAAGCCTAAGACCGATCACGGTAAGATGGCTCTTTTTAAAGAAGGTGGAAGTGTTATGGCTAAAGAAGTTAAATATTCTGAACCAATGTCTAAAGTAAAAACCGCGGCTCCTAGCAAGGACGGTATTGCTGAGCGTGGTAAGACTAAGGGCAAGCAGATTACGATGCCCGGTAATTCAATCGGTACTGGCAAAGCTAAGAAAAAGTAAGAGGTATCACCATGGCTAAAGTAGTTAAAGAAAAGATGGAACCTATGGCTGGCCCTGATATGGTCCGCCATGACGACTTTGTTTCCCAGCACGAAGACGGTGATTTTAAACATCATAAGCATGAGTTCAAGAAGCACGGAGCTGGTCACGAACACGAAATGGACAAAGTCGTCAGAATGTGTGGCGGCGGGAAGATGTGATGATGGCCTCTCGGGGTATGGGGGATATTAACCCCTCTAAGATGCCTAAGAAAAAGGTTATACGGCGGAAGGATAACCCAGATGCCGTTGACTCATATTGTTGCGGCGGCAAGATAAAGAAACCAAAGAAAGGTAAGTAGAATGGCAACTAAACAAGATGTTTTGAGTTTTATCAGTGCACAAGGATACGCATCAGGTGGTGTTGAGAACGACATTCTTATTAAGTATGTAGAAGCTACGGACGCTTCTAATGAATATGCTCAAGCTATTATATCGGCGTTCAATGCGTTTCTAGCTCCAGCACCTGTTGTTGAAGAAGTTGTCGCAGACGTAGCTCCGGTTAAGGCTTCTAAGAGCGAGTAAGATGACGACGACCGGCACGGCTACCTTCAATCTCGATATGAACGACCTCATAGAAGAGGCGTTTGAGCGTTGCGGTAAACAACTTCGTACTGGTTATGACTTCCGCACGGCCCGCCGTTCCGTCAATATTATGACGCTTGAGTGGGCCAACCGCGGTATCAACTTGTGGACGATCGACCAAGGTCAGATTGTTATGAACACGGGGCAAGCTATCTACCCACTACCTCTGGATACGATCGATCTACTGGATTCGGTTACGCGCCAATACAACGGGCAAAACACTAACCAGATCGATATCAACTTGAGCCGTATCTCTGAATCTACGTACTCTACGATTCCTAATAAGAACGCGTACGGGCGTCCAATTCAGATGTGGGTTAATAGACAATCGGGTAATGTTAATTCAGTGCCTAGCACGACTCTGAGCGCGGCTATAGGTGCTACAGATACTACGATTAATCTCACCTCTACAGTAGGTTTACCTACTACAGGATTCGTCAATATCGACAATGAGATTATTGGGTACCAGAATATCGTAGGTAATCAGATCCTAAACGCATGGCGCGGGCAAGCGGGCAGTACCGCAGTCAGCCATTCTAACGGCGCTTCAGTTTATATAAACTACTTACCGTGCGTTAACGTATGGCCTACACCCAATAATCCGGGCAATCAGTATACGCTGGTCTACTATCGCATGCGTCGAGTTCAAGATGCGGGCTCCGGTGTATACAATGAGGATATACCATTTAGGTTTATTCCAGCCATGACAGCGGGCCTATCTTATCATTTGAGTATGAAGCTCGAAGATGTGGACCCCAATAGGATTACCATGCTACAGGCCGAGTACGAGAAACAATTCCAGCTAGCCGCTGATGAGGATAGAGAGAAAGCCTCTATTCGATTTGTTCCGCGCAATCTCTTCTATAGTAGATA